GTGCCAAGAAGCACGGCACGTATCACGCCGTGTGCACCCAGCGTTACCGGGCTTTGAGCCTGGCCTTGTTCGTTCTCTCAGATGGCTCAGTGTGGGAGCAATTCATACCCGGTATCCAAAAGAGTGGTAGCTACAACACCAGCTCCACCAACTCCAGAATCCGCGTCATGCTGGCGTACATCGCCGGCTCTAAAGCCACCATTGCTATGGGGGATGACAACGTGGAGGAGTTTGCCGAGGGGGCGCAGAAGGCGTATGCCCGTATGGGCTATCCCTTGAAGGAATATGTGGAGACGACCCTTGTGCAAGGAATCGGGTTTTGCGGGCATGTGTTCCGTGCGGTCGTACAGCAGTGCGAACCGGAGCGGTGGTCGCGGTTGTTGGCAAACGTGCTGCAGGTCAAACCCGGCACTGATTTGCAAGCCGCCGAGTACACGGAACAGCTCAGGTGGAACCTGCGACACAGCCCGGTGTTGGGGGCTGTGATGAGTCTGCTAGTGCGGTCCGGTTGGGGCGCCGCACAAACGAAGTGAAACAAATATGCCTCGACGCAAGAACACCAAAGGAAGGAAAAGCAAGCGGAAGAGCACTCCTAGGCCGCGAGTTACTAGAGTTGTACGTCGTACAGTTGCTGGAGGCATGGACCAGATGGCGAAGGCGTATGCACGCCTATTGCTTGACCCGTGCCGCGCGCCTCTCACTTACCCAGTCTATGGCGGGTCTGAAGGCACGTATTTGGCGAAGTTTGAGTCGTATTTTACGGTAGGGGCAGCTCTACAGAATGGTTATCTTTGGTGGTCTCCGGGCACCAATAGTACGACCGTTAAGTCTTGCCTCGTCACCGGTACGAACGCAGCGTCAGGCACCTCGATTACTTGGGCCTCAACGTTGGACCTCGCAGGCAGCGAGCCTGGCGCAGTATTCCTGCGCACGGGCACTCAAGTTTCTGCGTATAGGGCAGTGGCCGCGTGTGCGGAGGTCATGACCCTGGATACGGAGTTAAATCGGCAGGGCATTGTCGCCTGTGGCACCGTCTCGAACGGTGCCCTTTATGGGCTTGACAGCTCAGTCGATCAGCTTTCAACGCTTTGCAATGTAGCGACACG